CTGGCGACACGTTTGCCCACCCGTTGGTTGAGGCCAAGAGGGACAAGGTGTGAGCGACGCATTCCGAAAGGTTCGACCTGGCGAGCCGATCAAGATAGCCGCCCAAGCGTGGAACCAGGTCATTGACCAGGTGACAACGCGGCCACGGTTTGATTCGTCCACGAGCCCCTACCCGGCCATCAACTTCCAGGTGCGTTGCCGAAACTCCACGGCATTAGACGTTGCCCGCTGGAGCGTGATGCAGATTACCGGCGTGCTCGAGACTCCGACCGGGGCCACCGCCACCGGGTCGATGGATGCCGGGACAATGTCGTTCCTCGCATATCCTGGCATCGTCGGCGTGACGCCAACGGATACGGACGGAGCTTGCTACGTCGTGGCGACGCAGCCGATCAAGGCTGGCGAAATAGGGATGGCGGCGATCGACGGGGCGGTGCAGGCGAGGGTGCAGATGAAATGCACCGGCCACCAGTACGCGGCACCCAAAAACAACGAAGTCGGCTACCTCGAATCCGCTCATCAAGGCCCGTTCCGGATCATGTGGGTCGGTGCCACTGGGCCGATCCCGACCGGCACGACGGGGCCGGGGACTCCGTGGGCTCTCCTCTTGTTTGGGACCGAGCGGACCATTGAGTCCATTACCAACCACACCACCGGGGCGGTCCAGCTCCTCGGCCATGGCAAGGCCGCGACGGGGTCCAGCGGGTGCGACACGGGCCTCGAGTGGTACACGATGACCGAGTGCTCTGGCACACCGTCCTACGCATCCAGCTACTTCCTATAGGTGACCCATGCCAGAAGCCTTCACAAGCCGCGGATACCGGCTCTCAACCACCGGCACCACCTACGTTGCCACGGGCGTGACCGGGATAACGGGCACCACCGGGGTGACGCTGATCCGGTCGATCTCGGTTGCCAACGTCGACACGTCCAACGCTGCCCTCGTGACGGTGCGGCTGCACCAGGGGGCGACCGGATACGCACTGACTGCGAACCAGAACGTATCGACCGGCACGCGGCTGGAAGTGCTGACCGCCCCGCTGGCGGTGCGGCAGGGTGATAGCGTGTCGGCGACGGCGTCGGCGGCCGACCGGCTCGAGGTGGTGGTCTCGGCGTTGGAGATCACATGAGCCCGACGATTCGGTCAAAGGGTGGGCAGCCGCTTTTCATCGGCGGCATGGTGGCGGGAGCTGATAAGTGCTGCGACTGCGGGAGCCTGTGCCCTGGCCCGCTTCTGGTAACTGCACGATTTGCCGAGGGGGCAGGGCTGAATGACGGTGACCCTAACGCTTGGTGTCAAGCTCTACATCTACCATATTACTATCCCGCGTATCTGTATGGGCCGGTAGCAACTAATGACGGTGAGGTTCGATACCTCGGAAGATTTAATGCCGACGAAAAAAGCGGGGCCGATGTTTCCGTGGTCCAAGTGGAGTTTTTCATACCAAGAACTCCACGCGAAGGATCAAAGGCGCGTCTTGAAATAAGGCCAGGCATCACGTCCTGGAATGCCACCTATGAAGCCGACTACATTTCGTGCCCAAACTGCAAGTGCGCCAACCAGTTCATGTATGTATTCAAACCTTCCGATCTTATCGGTGGCAGTTCATCGTTCTGCGGGGGAAATGTTGAGTTCGTTGTGACGGGGTCGTGCTGGAGGGATTGCGAGGATTTCTGTGCATACAAGATGGGCGTTACACAGCCAGCGAACATATCTCTCGGCGGCGTGTTTCAAGATCTGTGTGAGAATCTTTTTTACACATATCAAGAGAACAAGGTTCCGTATGCACTTGAGGCAAGCCTGCCATCTGGCACTACAATAGACAGTGACATCGCAAAATCATTTAGTCAAAGCATTTCTTACGGTGGAGTGTCTTCTCTGCTGACAATAGTGCGGCATTTCATCGCTGGAACAACGCCAAATACTTCTGCGGAATGCCTTCCAGATAGTTTGTATTATCAAGAAAATCCTCCGTTTGTTGCGTCGTGCGGAATAGGCGCAGAAGTTTTTTGCACAAACGGAAGGACGCCAAACCCATTTTCATTGCGACTGTCGGTGAGCGTGAATGTGAATGTTGGATTTTCTGACGAAAAAAGGAATGAGTGCGGAGGAGTATATTCGTTTGGCAAAACAGCCTTTTTTGAGCTTGAGTCTCTTTGTCAGACGGACAGCAAGCGACACTGCTATCCGATCACTACGCCTTATCGTATTTTAGATACTCCGGTAGAGTTTTCTGCTACTGCATTCACGACAAGCCTTGGTGCATACGATGATGACCAGTATGAGTCTCGAGGCGCCGGAAACCTCAACGGAATTGCGGCGTCGATCGGCGACGCTTTGAAGGATGCTCTTGCCGCCACCTTCCGCATCACCTCCCGCCCAAACTGCCGGCCGCCCGTTGCTTGCGATTGCAGCCATGTAGACCTAAGAGGGCTAATCATCGACTTTGCAGGAAGATCGTTTGAGATTGGGAAGTATGTTGATGAGGAAGTTGACGGTGTGCGGTTTGTAAGTGGTCAGAACCCCAGCGGTTACACAGTGATTCGCCAGACTCGTGCCGGTGGTTTCCCGCAGGACACGACGCAAATCGACCTGATATGCGCTGAGTCTGGGGGGTGGATGGTGCTCATGTCAACAAGGTGCCAGCCCCGCGTGAACGGCGAACTTGTCTCCGACACCATAGACCAATGGGCGGGCGTTATGCAGTGCTCAGAGTCGTGTGACGGGTTTTACGAAGCCGCCAGTGAGCCGGGTTTGTTCCAAGTGCGAACTGCCGGCGAGCCAATACCGTTAGGAGAAGCGCAGGATGTCGAATACCTCGGGCGAGAATCATCCGCCGTCGAATGCGAGCCACCAGCACGTCCTACCTTTTCTATCCGGCAAGTTGAGTTTTGCTGATCGGTATTGGGCGATCCGTGCGGCCAAGGCCGCTGCCGCCCCGCCACCAGAAATGCCAAGCCTGCTTGAGCGTGTCGGCAACTTCGCCACCTCTTCCGCCAAGCACATCGCCGCTGGCGCCCCACGCTGCACCGACGAGGAGGTGGCGGCCAGGCACGCAATCTGTGCGGGCTGCGAGTATTTCGATGGCAAGTCCTGCACCAAATGCGGCTGCCCGGTAAGCCGCGAACGGGCCTACGTCAGCAAGTTGTCGTGGGCCGGAGAGTCGTGCCCAGTGGGCAAGTGGGGGCCGGTTGTACGCCCCGAAAACAAGGGTTGACACCCGTACACTATCCGCGAGGATCGTGCTATGGGCACGCTCGTCGACCGCATCAACGCGGCTGCAGCCGGCATCAAATCCGCTCCTCGCGGGTTTGAATCGCGGCTGCCGCCGGCCGTCCGCGAGCAGCTCCTAGAGATCCGCCGGCAGTGGCAGTCGGGTGAGCTGCAAGTCTCTGCGTGCTGGCTGGCAGATCAGATCGTCGCCATGGCGGCGGCGGATGGATTCCCGGTTTGCGGTCGCCAAGGGCTCCGGCAATGGCTGACGAAAAGAGACTGATCGACCGGGTGCGATCGGCGGCCCCGCCGCCGGCTCCAGCCGCCGACGCCGAGCAAGTCACGAAACGCCAGGACGGCGACGTGCTCGAGGCCAGGTCCACGTCGCGGACGATCCGCACGGTTGAGGATTTGCTGCGGCACATTGAAGCGGACCTGGAGCGGTACGAGGTCGCGGCGAGTGAAGCGACCAAGTGGGAGTCAGCGTCGGTCGATCGAAATACCGGGCAGACGGTGGTGACTGAGTTGTTCCGGGTGTTCGTGCGACTCAAGCCGAAGCCCGGCCCCGGCGTCCGCGAGTGCGTCGAAGCGATGATCGCGGCGGCGTCCGATAGCGTTCGTGTCCGCGGTTCGCGAATCGCGAACAAGCCTTCCCGCAAAGGGACTTGGGCCGTGCTCGTGGTGGCCGATACGCATTTCGGCAAATACTGCTGGGAGAAAACAACCGGCGAGGCCGACTACGACCTGGACATCGCCGCGAAGCTGGTGGACGAGTCTGCCGGCGAGTTGCTGGCTATCGCCGACACCTACAAGCCGGGCCGCATGACGGTCGGGATGCTTGGCGATCTATTCCACTATGACCGTCCGGACGGCAGCACCACCAGCGGCACGCCGCTGGAGCGTGACGGCCGGCTGCAGAAGATGATCCAGGTCGGCACCGACTCGCTCATCGGCGTGATCGACCACGCAACCGGCGTCGCACCGGCGGACGTTGTGGTGGTCAACGGCAACCACGACGAGACGCTGACGTGGGCACTGCATCGGCTCCTCGTTGAGCGCTACCAGGCCCGCGGGCGGGTGACGATCGACGAGAAGTTTACGCCCCGCAAATACCTCGATCACGGTCGCAACCTCCTCGGGTTCGTTCACGGGCACCGAGCGAAGCGGAAACTCCCGCAACTCATGGCGATCGAGGCCGCGAAGGCATGGGCCCGCTGCCCGTACCGGGAGATCCACACCGGGCATCTCCACCACCAGGCCGCGGAGTGGTCGCGGCCGATTGAAACGCTTGATGGGGTGCTGGTCCGGGTTGCCCCGTCCCTCGGGCCGGCGGACGACTATCACGCGGTCAACGGCTGGCTGGGCCAACGGCGGGCTATGGAGTTGTTCATCTACGACGAAGCCGGCGGGCTGGTTGCCATGCACGTCGCCGGCCCACGGCTGGAGGTGCCGTCGTGACAAAACCTATGCACTTACAAACTTGTACCGAGGTTTCGTCAAACGAACCGCTGGCCGAGGAATACATCGCGACGGTCGTGCGTGACGCCCGTCGCTACCAATCGCAGTGGACCGGAACAGCGGGCACGTTGGCGGCCCACTGCATGAGACTCGTGAGAGAAAGGGAAAGAATGCTGGAAGCAACAAGGTCGAGCGGCGTGGCAGACGGTGCGGCGAATGCGGCGGCCATCGCCGCGGCGTGGGAGAAATACAAACGGGACCAGATAGCCCCGGACGGCGAGCCGATCACCCGGCGGGTTTACGGTGCCAGCGGCGATCGGCCGGAGCCGGAGCAGACTCCCGCCGAGCAGTTGTGCGAGAAGACCGCCGAGGTCATCCGCGACCGCCGTCCGAAGTACGGCGGGCCGAAACATCACTTCGCCAGGACCATCGGCATGGTCAACGCGGCGTTCGCCGACGTGCTGAAACGACCGCTGACCGAAGCGGATTGGGCCACGATCATGATCCTCGACAAGATCGCCCGGTTCCGGGGGCCGAATGCCACGGTCGACGGCCCGGTGGACATCGCCGGATATGCCGCTTGCTTGTATGAGGTCATG